GACTACGAGATGGACATCAACGGGCGCAAGCTGTGGCGTATGCAAATTCACCACCTGCTATGCGTAAAGAAGTAAAGTTCACCACTGCTCAGGCAGCGAAGAACCTCATCTCCGCTATGGAGGCTGCTATCAACAATATGACCGAGGAGATCCGCAAGCCTGTAGACCCAGAATTGACTGGCTCTGCTCGCAAGGCGGAACTTCAGGCTATCAAGGATACGGCACTAGCTTGTAAGGAGCTTATTGTGGAGCGTCAGAAGCTAGAACAGCTGATTGGTGATTTAGAGGAGTCCGGTGGCTTTGAGGAGGAGAAGGACTTCAAGGGAGGATTTGCAGAACGAATGGCTAAGAAGTGATGGCAGGGCTGAAGATGATAGACGGCAAAGAGGTTGTGAACATCTGTCCTAACGGGTCGGATGGTCCCATCATTGAGATTGAGTCTATCCTGATTCAGCTTCCGGCTATGCCAAAGAATATCCTGTACGCAAGTTCACCAGAAGTGAACCAACGGTGGGTACGAGAGGATATGCCACGCGAGCTACAGCAGATCCAGAGTATGGACGACTGGTATGAGGCACCGCGTGAGTTCCAACAGAAGTGGAGCCCGTACATTGAGGAGGAGTTCCGTCGCAGGAGAGAAGGTCTTTGGTTTATGAATAATGGTGTTCCAACATACATCACTGGACACCACTATATGTTCCTTCAGTGGAGTAAGATTGACATCGGATACCCTGGATACCTAGACTTCCAGCGTAAGCTGTTCACACACTTTGCAGCGTGCGAGGCTGATCCTCGGTGTCTTGGACAGATATACACCAAGTGTCGACGCTCTGGTTACACCAATATGAGCGCTGCTACGTTGGTGGACGAGGGATCGCAGGTAACGGAAAAGCTGTTGGGCATTATGAGTAAGACGGGTACAGACGCTCAAGAGGCTGTGTTCGGCTCTAAGATTGTACCCATCTTCCGTAGCTACCCATTCTTCCTCAAGCCTATCCTTGACGGTACCACTAACCCACGGATGGAGCTTGCGTTCCGGGAGCCAGCAAAGAGGATTACCAAGAAGAACAAGACATCCTACCGCGGCGAGGCACTAGACACCATCATCAACTGGAAGAATACAACCAACAACGCATACGACGGTAGTAAGACCCATATGTTGTTTCTTGATGAGGCCGGTAAGTGGCTGAATCCTAACGACATACGTGAAGTATGGCGCATCCACCGCACCTGTTTGCTTGTTGGACGTAAGGTAATTGGCAAGGCGATGGTTGGATCTACGGTAAACCCACTCGACAAAGGAGGCCGTGAGTTTCGAGACTTGTACTACGACTCTGACCCGAATGATCGCAACGAGAACGGACGCACCAAGAGTGGTCTGTACAAGATCTTTATCCCGGCATACGAAGCTTTGGAAGGATTCTTTGACCAGTACGGACTTCCGATTATTGAGGATCCAGAGCAACCAATAATGACTGAGGATGGCACGTTCACTTCTATTGGCGCACGTACCTTCTTAAAGAACGAGCGAAAGGGACAGCAGAACAACAGCTACGAACTAAACGAAATCATCCGTCAGTTCCCATTCACAGAGGACGAAGCGTTCCGCGACTCAACAAAGTCTTCGCTGTTCAACATCCAGAAGATCTACGAGCAGATTCAACATAACGAAGAGCTGTTCCCCAACCCAGTAATCATCGGAAACTTCCAGTGGAAGGACGGAAAGCAGGACACAGAGGTTGTGTTTGCTCCAGATCCAAATGGAAGGTGGAGAGTAGCGTGGCTTGCTCCTCCCGATATTCGAAATAAACGAAAGACCGAGAACAACAAATTGGTAGCTCCTAACTCTGCGTTTGGCGTAATGGGTGTCGACTCCTATGACCTTGACACTACTATTGACTACCGAGCATCAAAGGGTGCGTGCCACGTCTACAACAAGTTCTCGATGGAGCATCCGGCGAATATGTTCGTAGCGGAATACGCTAGCCGTCCGCCACTTGCAAAGATCTTCTACGAGGATGTGCTTATGGCCGCGGTGTTCTACGGATACCCTGTACTTATAGAGAACAACAAGTACGGAATCGCTCGTTACTTTGAGACGAGGGGCTACGACGAGTACCTGATGGCACGACCTGACCACCTTGCCACAACAGCAATGAAGTCAAGCGTTAAGACCAAGGGTATCCCATCCAACAGCCAAGACGTAATCCAGGCTCACGCTCAGGCAATTGAGGCGTACATCCACGACCACGTAGGTCTGCATAACGAGACTGGTATGTTTGGAAGGATGTACTTTAACCGAACACTAGAGGACTGGATTAACTTTAAGATTGACGATCGAACCAAGTTTGACTTGACGATTTCGTCTGGATTAGCACTTCTCGCAGCACAAAAACAGGTAAAACAAGTCAAGAAGGCGGACTTCAACGACAAGGTTTTCTTCCGAAAGGGTAAGGAAATTACGCGCTAAGATAACTTGTACCTTTGTGTATAAACTGCGATAAATGGATCAATACTCAGTTAAAAGCGGCGGATACGATTCTACGTTCCCCGACCCGCTAGCATCACACGAGATTAAGGCTAGCAAAGGCTATGGCCTTCAGTATGCTAAGGCTATCTACGGACAGTGGGGTAGTGCCCAGTGGGAGGGCTCACTATACAGCAAGCGTTGGAAGGAATTTGAGATTTCACGAGACTACGCCAACGGAACACAAGATACTTCTATCTACAAGCAAATCCTTACGTCATTAGATCCGAACAACGGAGATGGCTCGCTGGTGAACCTTGACTGGACTCCGGTACCCATCGTTCCCAAGTTCGTAAAGATTGTAGTAAACAAGATTCTTTCTGCCAAGTTCTATCCTAACCTCGAGGCTATCGATCCATTAAGCCGCAGCGAGAAGGATATTGAGAAGAACAAGGTCAAGATCTTCATCGAGAACAAGGACGTACTGAAGGAAGCAAAGGAAAGCGGTCTCCGCACTGCTGTTGACCCAGATGCTCTTCCAGATACTGCTGAAGAGGCAGAAATCTTTCTTGAGACCAACGTAAAGACGGCAGCTGAGATTGCCGCACAGATTGGTACGAACCTTACCCTTAGCTGGAACGACTTCGATGAAAAGATCTTCCGTCGCAACGTAGAGGACCTCGTTACCTGCGGTATGGCTGTTGTTAAGCGCAGCAACGACCCGAACTACGGAATCGTAGAGGAATATGTAGATCCTGCATACTTCATCCACAGCTTCACAGACGATCCTACGTTTAGCGATATCACCTACGCAGGTCATATGAAGCGTATGAGCATTGCTGAGCTCAAGCGCATTGCTGGTGATCAATTCACCGAGGACCAGTACGAGAATATGGCTCGCACGGTAATGAACCGCTTTGGTAATGATCCCAACCGCTTTATGAACTCACAGTACGACGTGGGTATGGAGCGCTACTACTACGGATACGACGAGTACACCATCGACGTGATGGATTTTGAGTTCGTAAGCGTAGACAACATCATCTTTGAGAAGAAGGAGTCTCGCTTTGGAAACATCGGCTTCTACTTCAAGGGACACAAGTACAACGCACCTCAACAGAGCGTATACGACCGTGAGGCCGTTTATATGCAAAACCAAACGCTCTACGGAGGTAAGTTCATCGTAGGCACGGAGTATATCTTCGACTACGGAGTAAAGAAAAACATCCCGAAGAACGTACACGACCTGACCCGCACCAAGATGAGCTACAGTGCTGTGGCTACCAACATTCGTCGGATGATCCCTAAGTCAATGGTAAGTTCTGTTATTGGCTTTGCTGACCAGATCCAGATCACCCACCTGAAGCTTCAGCAGTCCATTGCGAAGGCTAAGCCTGATGGATTGATCGTAGACATCGAGGGACTGGAGAACGTACAGCTAGGACGTGGCGGAGAGCTCCAGCCTCTGGACATCCAAGACATCTACGAGCAGACTGGTGTGTTCTACTACCGCAGTAAGAACCCTGATGGTAGCTTCCAGAACCCGCCTATCCGTCCGCTGGACAACGCTATCCGCAACATCAACGAGCTTATTACCATCTACAACCACGCACTGCGTATGATTCGTGATGCTACTGGCATCAACGAAGTAATGGATGGTTCTAGTCCTAAGGGAGACCAGCTTGTGGGTGTACGCCAACAGCAATTGGCAGCGGCTAACAACGCTCTTTACGACATTACCAACGCATCTCTGGTTCTGTACCGCAAGGTGTGTGAGGACGTAGTTAAGTGCTTGCAGATCCTACCTCCTCAGTCTATCCTGTACCGAGCCTACGAGACGGCTATTGGACGTGAGAATATGGCTGTTCTTACCAGCTTCTCTAAGCTTCCGATGTACAACTTCGGTGTACGTGTGGTAACGGATATGAACGAGGTAGACCGTATGTACCTTGAGCAGAACATCCAAGCGTCTATCGCTGCGGGTGAGCTTGACATCGAGGATGCTATGGCTATCCGCCAGCTGCGCGACATCGACCAGGCCGAGCGACTGCTGATTGTGCGCCGTAAGAAGCGCATCAAGCAGCGTCAGGAGATGGCCCAGCAAAACTCTCAGTTCCAAGCACAGGCTAACGCGCAGGTGGCTCAGGTTACCAGCCAAGCTAAGATGCAGGAGGAGCAGATGAAGGCCCAATTGGAGCAACAACGCATCCAGC